TCCATCGCGTTATACCTATCGTGGTGTCAACCGAGGCTTGCGGGACCGACACGCGGCCAGCACGATAGGTATAACGCGATGGACGCTTGATGTTGATCGTAGCGCCTGGCTCATAACCACGCGACAGATTCGACTGGAACTCTGGTTCGTAGTCACGATTGACGCCTTTGGAGAACGACAGCATATTCTCCAGGATTGGCAGGACTTCTTTTGCAACAATGCTGCTGGTGATAAGGGTATTAGACATGATTTATCCTATAAAAATTGATTAGGCCCAGCGAGCGCCTTGCTTCTTGCGATGTTCGATATATTCGGCCATCGACATGTTTTCAGGCGACTTCGTAGAGACTGCATTGCCTTTTCCGATTGGGTTAATCGGGGCGGGCGCTTTGCTAACTTTTGGGGCAGAGGAAAGACGTTCCTCAAGCTTCCCGATTTCTGCAAGCTGGCGTTCCTGCGACAGGTGAGCAATGCGATCAGCTTCGGAAGGATTGGAATAGAGGTGTTTAGCGACTTTTTCACCCATGTCTGATTGAACGATTGCCTTAGCCATCGCATCAGAAATGGGCAATTTGTTCCACTTTGCCTCGTCAAAATCTGGCATGTCGGCAAGTTCGGCATGAAGTTCAGCCGCCTTCGTCTCAAAATCAGACCTTGTTACTTGAGTCTTAGCGGCCTGCTCAATGCGGTCTCGCTTACCCAATTCCCAACTAGCCACATCACTTGCATAACGCTCTACATCGTCGTAATTTGCAGGATTTGGCCGACCTTCGTCCTTTGGAACGGATACTTTTGCAAGCTCCCTTTCCAACTCTTGACGCTTGTTGCGTTCCGTATCTCGGATGCGTTGCAGCTTTGCGGTTTTCTTTTCAAGAATGTCATCCAACTCTTTTTGAGTGAATGTCTTCTCGGCCTGACTTTCTTCACCAGTAGGAGCGTCAGTCTCTCCAACTTGGGGCGCGGATTTATCCTGTTCCGCTACAGCTTCTACGACTGGTGTTTCAACAACTGCTTCTACTACAGGCGCGACTGAACCGCCGATTGCATCATCCGACATGTATTTCTCCGTCTAAGGGATCGCTGGTAGGCGAGGCCCGGTGATCGCACCGGTACGTTATTGCTTACATCAGAACTTCTTGGCCTGCCCGATATGTGAATGTCGGAGTGCCAGTGTTATTCACTGTACGAAGACGAGCGTAATAGCCAGTAGGAACAAAACCAGAAAGCACGCCTGTTTGTGTTTGAACAGAATTCAGCACAACAGCTAAGGAGATAGCCTGAGCATTCTGAGTGATGGACAAAGTTTGCACGTTTGTCGTAAAGCCCGAATCGCTGGCAATCTCAAGGATAACGTCGCCATCCTGATTGCCACCGATGCTCGCAGTAGTCGTAATGCGAATGCTGTACGTGACTAGTGTTGGGCGCGTAGTGCTGATCTGGAATGCAGTATTCAGAGAACGCGTCTGAGCCGACTGAGATGGAGCAGCAGGAATAGCAGGAGTCGGCACATTCAGCACGCCTGTAGAAGAGCTATACGTTGCAGCACCACTACCGATAGTCGTCAGCGACACAGCAGAGCGTGCGCCTGCCTGATTCACATAGGCAGAATCATTGGAGAAGAACGAAACAGCAGTTGGGAACGTCACCAGCGAGCCATTTCCAGCGATGTACTGACCAGCGTTACCTGTTGGCGCGTCAAATTTACCAGCTAATACCGTTGGATTGACGCCTAGGACAAGACCGGAAAGTGTCAGAGTCGAATCATATGTTGCCAGCTTCGGCAAATTGAGAGATGCGCTGTACACATAGATGCCATTAGCGCCACCAGTAGGCAGAGGCATCAAGCGATTGATCATGCTTGTGCCGAACTGGTCATATTGCTGGCCGTTCAGATCCCATGGCGCTGCTTGAACAGCAAGGGATGTTGTAGCAAGAGCCAGGAGAAGTAGTTTTTTCATATTATTGTGAGTCAGTAGAGAACAATTCCAGTGTATAGTTTTGGAGCGTGCAAATTTCCGCGCCTGTAGTCATTTGCGAAGTAATCGACAGATACATGATGTTTGTATCTGGGTTTGAGATGGTGACAGCGGCAGGGTAAGCACCTGCACTTGCCCCTGTGTAGCTCAAATCAGTCGAAGCGTTGCCTTGCTTCTGCATCGCAGTTGCAGCAGTACGCTTAAACTCAAGGATGAAACCCTCGCTTTGGTTCGTCGTGGCAAGCGATGTGATTGTTGCCAAGATAGGGTCCGCCACTGTGCCCAGCGGACCAAAACGGATGTTGATTGTTGACGAATCGACTGTGCCATTTTTAGACAGCGACACATACAAACGAATACGGTCAAAAATACCAATCACGCCAGCAGGAATAGCGATGTGATTCGGGTTCAACTGTTGCTCAGTCGTGTTTGCAATAGCGGAATTAGCCGTATCTACAGAGTCGAGCAATACATCTTCATTGACTGGCTTCCAACGCGTGCCATTCGAAAAGAAGAAGTTGCCGCCACCTGTCCCCAAATTACCGCCGACATCTGTAAAGCGAATCTGCGTACCAGGAAATGCCGCAGCGCTTGGCCGCGCAATCCATGTCATCGCAGCACCTGCAATGGTCGGCAGAGGAAAGCCTAGGACATTGTTGGTATCGAGCGCCTTCAACGTTTGAACTAACGTCTTCGCATAGTCATCGTTGTATGGGATGTAAGCCGAACCAACTGCGAGCAAGCGGCCATACTCATCAAATACGTTCGGTTTCAGAATCGTGACTGTAATAGGCATTATTGGCCTTCCATTTCGTTTTGTTCGGGTTGTTCTGGGGCCATTGGTTCAGGCGTTGGTGCTGCTGTTTCTTGCGGTTCTGCTGGTTCTGGAGCATCTGGAACGATGACAGGAACAGGCTCACGGCCCGTATAGATATCGGCCGAATCCTTGGCTTGCAGCCCCACACTTGCGGCGATTTCTTGGATTGATTCAGGCGTCATGTAAGGCAATACCAGTTTCAAGCGGTCAGTTTCAGCCCTGAATCGGTCAACCTCTTTACCTTCTTGGTCCACCCTGATTCGTGCGCCTTCAATCTCTTCTTTCGATTCAAGTTTCTCAACTTCATTGCTTGCGTTCGTCAATGCACCCTCAAGCTGCTGGATATGCTCTTGCTGCTGCTGCAATTGTTGCTGAACTTGCGGAGGAATCTGAGGCTTACCCTTCTGATCCTGCAATTGAGGCGGCAACAGCTTCTCAGCACGCTTAGCCAGCTGATCCGAGTAAGGCACATCAGAGGCGCGGAAAAAGATATCGCCATAGTTTTGCAAGAAGGACTTATCCGAACGCGCCAACTCAGTCATCATCGTGAACGATTCTTGACGTTGGGTTTGGAACGATGGACCTGTATCAATCACCACATCGTATTTACCTACCGATGGGTTGAAAATCTTTTGGATATCCTCTGCTGTCGGATCGTCCGACTCAGCCTCATCGTAGGCTTGTGGCATATCTGGGTTGAGCGTGACTTGCTGCTCTTTGCCATCCAATCCCAGGATGCGGATAACACGACGCGTATCGTAAATCTTAGGGATCAGATCAATCAGCACCTTGGCTTCATAGCGAAGACCGCGCACTTGATTATCTGGAAAGTGGAATGTAGCAATCTCACCCTGTGCTTTGAGACGCTGAATGCCTACACCACTAGCAGCCTCAGACTTGATGCCAAAGTTCGCATTCTGTTGACCAGAAGCAGCACGCATTTGCTCTGTCGATAGCTGGAGCATCTGGACTTGTGCAGCAGGAAGCACACTAGGCTGTTGGCGCTCAGGCTTCGGATTGGGAACGCCCTCATCATTGTAAGCATTCCATGGAAGATAGGAATCATTCGACTGATTCGCATGTTTCCAGGCATTCTCATATCCTTTTATCGCCTCAGCGGCAGCGATGTACGGAACTTTGTTCTGCAAAGCAATGGTCTGTACGGCTTCCGAGTAGCTGAAATTGACCATACGTGCAGGGTCTTTCAGATCGCGGACGATGCCCTTGATGACCAATTCGCCGTCTACGTTCACTTCCTTGCCGATAACCGAGATGATAGGAAGATAGGAACCGGCCCAATCCTTTTCATCGGCAGGCTTATCAGAACCGCCTACAAGCTTGTACCACTTCCATGCCTTACGTTTGGTAGGGCGCTCTTGTGCAATAGCCCCAGCAGCCTTTAATTGCGCATATTCTTCGGGCTTGAAATCACTCTTAAGCGCTTCGCTCTCGTCCATCAGCAACATGGCAGTATCGTCTACATACTCACATTCGTAATACTCAGCGATACGTACCGAATCTTGTGTGACCCATCCTTTAGGGCAATCCATCCATGAGGCTGGCTCGAGATCCTTCCACTCACGTTTAGCCTTATCCTTGTTGATGTCATCAAAGATGAAGCCCCATTCTGCATCGGACTTGTCTAGCTTCTTCGCATCGCAGTCGATATACACCAATTGCGGATTGCTCAGCGACTCAATCTCAATGCACTGGTTGAACGATGTATCGCTCTCATACTTAGTGATGATGCGCCAGTAGCCCTCACCACCATAGATGGAATGCTCTGCTGCAACATCATGCGCATCGTCTGCGTTCGATGAAGTCTGAATGTTACGGATGAGGCCGCCGAAGATTTCAGCAGTCTTCTTATCTGCGCCACCATCAACGGGGAGAACGCGGCATTGTGGCCTGTTCTGACGCATGTTGTTGATGATCTGGTTGCAGTGCTGAGCCGTCAGGTTGACAGTGAGCACAACCTTCTGCTCGACGTTGCGTGACTGGCGAATACCCTCAGGCCATTGCCAACCGTTATCACTATCACCCATCGCAAAGCGCGTGTCTTCAATGGCTAACTGGCGAGTGCGCGAGTAAGCAGCTTTAGCGCGCTCAAAGCGTTCCTTGGCTCGCTCAACTACTGTGCTGTCGTCCTTTTTATCTGCCATTTGCTTGTCGGGCCATTAAAAGTGGTTTGTGTTGAAGCTCAATGAATCCGAAGCCTTTATAGAATTTCTCAAGCGTCTTTTGTGGCATGCCGCCATCAGCTACAGGCTCTAGGAATAGAACGATACCTTTGCGGTCAGCCTCATAGCAGACTTGATACATCAGCGCAGTCGCATCGCCCTTCTTGCGCTTATCAGGAGCAACGAACAGAGATTTCAACTCACGAATCCCGTAACGCATCTCTTCCGGCACAGCTTCTGTAAAGCCAAGTTCCAGGCTAGCGTTACCGCTGATGCGCTTACCTTCCATGCTTATCTCAGCCATGATTGACCTCCATGTGAGTGATGAGCATGTTTGTTTTCGTCAACTTGTGCTTTCTTCTTCACGCCTCTGGCAAATGTAAGTCCAAGAGCGTCAGCATTGTCAGGAGAGCGGAAGCCACGTTTCTTCATGTCTTCTTTCTTCTCCATCTTCAATGCGTTGTTGCTGTCGTATGCGTATCTGATCTGCGTTAAGTCAGCTTGCAACTCATCGCTATCGGGAATCGAGCAAGGAGCATTCTCTAG